AATAAATAATACTCCTGACAATTATCAGTCCTTTCACGAGGACTTGTGGTGCGTAGTCAGTTCTACAAATACAGCACAAACGAATTTCAAATATGTGTTCGATGTGTATGTTGGTGAGTAATTTAGTCGCTCGGATTAAATCTTATCCTCAACCTGACACAAACAAAGGTATATTTAACGCAGCTTCGATTGTTCGTAATTACTGGTCCAGTTACTTTCAGCCATCCGGAACGCAGACTGCTTTCAACTATGTAGGCTCAAGGGAATGCAATCAACTACGAGATATTCTACGGAGAGGAATACAATAACACTCTTTATACGAATTTAGCTTCAAGTGATTTGTTTGCTTTGAATTATGTTCCGAGTGTAACAACTGGTAAATCTGCTTTTCGATGGTACTTGGTTTGATTCGACTTATTCAGGTGAAATATTAAGCAAACGTGATTTACTTCAACTGCAAACTAATCAAACAGGGAACAGGCTTTTTATTTCTTTACAGAACCTTGATTTAAACATTCCTAAGAACTGCGAGGTTTGACAATCACACGAAGCAACGGAGGAATATAAGTGCAGGAGGTAACGTGTCTATTTCATATAATGACTGTATTGGATATTTCTCCTTCAGCTATTAACACTTACTTAGGTACATCATTTATTACTTCTGCTACTGATTCATATACAGTTGAAGTAGAAGAATCAAACATAGGGATAGTAGCAACGATTCAAGTAAATAAAATTTGTCAGCCAAGACATACTCACATCCCTTTGCACTTTCTTAATTCTTTAGGTGGTTACGATACTATGATGTTCACTCTCGTTAATCGGGAGACTCGCAATGTAGAAAGAAAGTCATTTGACCAAGCCGAATGGCAGTATCGTTCTTCGGATATGTACAGGTGGAATCAATACAATGTATTCAACGGAGGTTCTGTTCAGTTCAACACTCAGCAGACGATTACTTACAAATTAACAAGCGACTGGGTTAATCTGACTGACTATACTTGGTTAAGGGATTTGATTATGTCTCCAGAGGTTTATATGGAACTTAATAGCGGAGAGTTTATTCCTGTTAAGATTTCTACAAGTTCGTGGACGCAGAAAAAACAATACGTTGATAAAGTTTACAATCTTGAATTAGACATTGAGTTCGGAAACAAAGAATTTAGTCAGTACCGATGAGAACTGAAATCTACATAGAGAATCAAAGGCTTGATTTGTATAAAGACATTTCGGCTGAGTTTACCTATAACATTGACGATGTTAAAGATTTCTCTGCTCGGAATACTAACTTTTCCAAGACAATCGTAATACCAGGTAATGCAACTAACAACAAGTTATTCGGTCATATATTCGAGTTCGGTAATGCCAATTTCTACAACCCTGCAACGAGTAACGTGGGTTACAACTTCAACGCAGCCAAGTCGGCTGCTTGTGTTGTCTATGTAGATAAGATTCAAGTATTCAAAGGAGTTCTAAGATTATTAGAGATTATCATTGATAACGGAAGTATTGAATACGAATGTGCGGTATTCGGAGAACTCGGAGGATTAGTTTCTTCTATCGGTAATGCCAAGTTAGAGGACTTAGATTTCTCTGCGTACAATCATTCTTGGACTGTTACCAATATTGTAAACTCGTGGAATCAGGTAGATGGTAGCGGTTATTTCTATCCATTGATTGACTACGGACAAGTCAGTACGAATAAGCTTAACACTATCAATACAAGGCTTTCCGCCCTGCTTTGTTCGTTCGTGAGTATATGAAGAAGATTATCGAAGGAGCAGGATATACTTGGGAGAGTTCTTTTTCAATACTAATCTTTTCAAGCGATTAGTAATTCCGAATAATCAAAAAGTCATTCTCAGTTCTAAAGCCTTATACTTTAGACCTAAACACTACAGGATATTCTTTTTACTCAAGCTGATGGAACGGATAAACTCGTTTCATTTGCTATTCAGAGTATCGTTCAGAACTTTACTCCTAACGGAACTAATACCACTTTTACCTATACAGGAACTTCGTTTACAGGTACTTTGATTTTGGATGTAACAGGAACCTGGTTTAAGAACTCAGCTACTCCATTTGTCCTTCAAGTAAAAAAGAACGGAACTGCACTTACTAATATCAGTTGGGAATCTGCTACCTCTACAACTCCGCAAGTATTTAACATACAAACCGAAGTAGCCATTACAGTCAATAATGGAGATGTGCTTTCATTTAATTTCAATCAAAATACAGCGACAAACTTTGGATTAAGTATCGGTGCAGGTAGTTGCGTTTGGAGAATACAACCTCCTACTCCTGTTACAGTTGATTTGACTCTGAACGATAATATCTTAATCAATCAGACAAGCATTCCTAAAGGTATCTTCCAAAAGATTTCTTTGCTTCGGTTATCAAGATGTTTAATCTTTATGTAACTGAAAGCACCGAGAAATCAAAGCACTTAATCATCACTCCGTATATTGACTATTACAACTTTGCTAATACGATTGATTGGTCTTTGAAGATAGATAGGTCAAAGCCTTTCAGATTAAAGCCAATGAGCGAACTGAACGGAAGGTACTTTGAATACAAGTACAAGACAGACGCAGATTTCTATAACGAGAATTACTCTAAGAAATTCGCTCAGGGATATGCTGATTACATTGAGGACACAGGATTCGAATTCGCTAATGATAAGCAAACGGCTGAAGTAATTTTTGCTTCTTCTCCTTTGGTTGGATATTCAGGAGACGATAAGGTAATGACTGCGATTTACAAGAAGTCAAATACTCAGAATACATCACAAGTTTCAGAAGATACGATGGATTCGGTTATTAGGATATTTCAAGTAAAGAAAGTAACTGGAGTGGCTAATTGGAAAATGGAAGATGGTAATGCTAATATAAGTCCTGCTCCTGCTAATCATCTTAATTCTTATGGATACGGAGGACATTTAGACGACCCAGATTCTCCTACTGCTGATATTAACTTCGGTGCTCCCAAAGAGATTTACTTTACTCTCGCAACTACTTATCCTTCTGCTAATTTGTTCAACGGATATTGGAGTGATTATGTTGCTGAGATTTCAGACAAAGATTCAAAGCTACTTACCTGCAACGTGCGATTAACGGATATGGATATCTATAATCTTGACTTCTCTAAGCCTATCTGGATTGATGGTACACTATGGAGATTGAACAAGATTGTGGACTACAATCCAATGATAGACGATACCACAAAATGTGAATTTATTAAAGTAATCGAACAAACATACGCATAATGGCAACAGAGGTAGTAGGTATAAAAATACAAGTTGATGGTAAGGAGCAAGTCTTAACATCAATTAGTGATGTAAAAAAACTATTAAAACAATCTAAAGAAGAAGCTGAATTATTAGCTGCTGCTGGTCAAGAGGGTTCTAAGAAGTTTCAAGAAGCATCTGAAAGAGTTGCTAAATTAAAAAAGCTATTGAAGATGGAGGAAAAGCGGTAAAACAATTTACTGCTGAACAAAGATTCGATGCTATTTTAGGTTCTGTTCAAGGTATAGCAGGAGCATTTAGTGCTGTACAAGGAGCAATAGGATTATTAGGAGTAGAGAGTAAAGATGTAGAAAAAACATTATTAAAAGTTCAATCTGCTCTATCAGTTAGTGAAGGATTAAAAAGTGTTAAAGAAGCATATAAATCATTTGGAGATTTAGGTAAACAACTTGGAATAACAAGTGCTATTCAAAAAATATATGCAGCTACTACTACACTTGTATCAAGTGCTTTACGTTTAGTTGGTGTAAATGCTACTACTGCATCAGTAGGAGTAAAAGCATTTAGTGGAGCATTAGTTGCTACTGGTATAGGTGCTATTGTAGTTGGTCTTGGATATTTAGCAAGTTCATTACTTAATGTTGGAGATTCAGCAGACGAGGCAGCAGAGAAAGCCAAGAAGTTAAAAGAGCAATTAGAAGGTATAGATGATGCTATTAAGAATAGTCAAGGATATGCTGATAGACAAGTAAGACTAATTAAAAATGAAGAAAGCTAAAAGATTTACAATTAAATTCAAGTAAGAATCAAGATGAAATAGATAAAACTCGAAAGCAAATTCTTGATGATAAACTTACAGGTATTAAGGTAGAATTAGAGGCTAAAAAGGGATTGCTTTCAAATGAAGAAAAACTAAGATTAGAATCTGAAAAATACAAGGTTAGAACAAGAACAAAGGAGAATAGGATTAGAAAAAACTTCTAAGGCTGAACAAGATGCTGACGAAAGAAGAAGGAAAGCAAATGAAAAAGCTAAAGCTGATGCAGAAAAATTAGCTGCTGAAGAAGAAAAGAATAGACAAGAAAGATTTGAAGCAGAAGAAAGCAGATGAAGATATAAGAAAAGCAAAGCAAGAAAATTTCTTGCTTGGAATACAAGATGAAAATCAAAGAGCAATTAAAAAAGCTGAAATAGATTTAGCTAATAAAAAATTAGAAATTGATGCTCTTAATATAACTGAAGCACAAAAAAGACAATTAAAGCTTCAGGCAGAAATTCAAACAGGTTATGAAATTGCTGACGTAAATGCTAAGATAAAAAAAGAGCAAGAAGAAGAAAGATAAAGATTTTGCTGATAAACAAAAAGCTGCATTAGAGAAATCTGTTGCTGATGCTAAAGCTGCTACCGAAGCGAAAATGAAATTAGCAGAAGAAGAGGCTAAATTCAAAAAGCAACAAATAACTGAAACTACTGATGCGTTAGGAAAACTCGGAGAAATTGTAGGAAAGAAACTGCTGCCGGTAAGGCTTTGAGTATTGCTCGGGCTTTGATAAATACTTATCAAGGTGCTACTGAGGCTCTTAAACAAAAATCAACTTTACCTTCTCCATTTGACTTTGCTGCTAAGGCTATTAATGTAGCTGCTATTATTGCTTCCGGTTTGAAAGCTGTTAAAGCGATTACTGCGGTAAAAGTACCTGGTGGTGGAGGTGGTATTACAACTCCTACAACTTCTATAACTGGTGGTGGTGCTGCTCCTATTGCTCCTGAAACTCCAGGTGCTACTTTAACTCAGTTAGACCAATCAACTATCAACCGACTTGGTTCTGCTACGAATCGTTCTTATGTATTAGAATCAGATGTAACAAATTCACAGGAAAGAATCAGACGTATTAACCGAGCAGCAAGGCTCAGCTAAAAATCTATTTAAGGATATGGAAAAAGAATTACCAATTTACCGACTTGATATAAGCGAAGATGAAAACTCTAATGTAGAGGTGGACTTTGTCGCTCTCGTAGATAGACCGGCTATCGAACGTGCATTTTTGGCTTTTGCTGAATCATTTGACGATTACCCTGACTCGGTAAAGAACAACGCAAAATCAGCCTTAAAATGGGCAGAGGAAAACGGATGGGGTTCTTGCGGTACTCCGGTAGGTAAAGTCAGAGCGAATCAGTTGGCTAACGGAGAGCCTATCTCTTTAGAGACAGTAAAAGAATGTACTCTTATCTTAAGCCGACACGAAGTTGATTTAGAAAACTCCAAAGGATACGGAGACGGATGCGGTAAGTTGATGTACGATTCTGTGGGGTGGTAAGTCAGCTTTGAGTTGGGCGAGTCTAAGATTCGCCAATCACGAAAAGATGAGTTTCGAGATTCAGGATGAGGAGGAAAGAATTATCTCTGGACCTTTAATGTTGGCAGATACTCCAATTTATAGATACGATTCAAGCGGAGAATATTACGTCGTATTCACCCGCAGATACTATTAAGAAAATCGCTCAGAAGTATTTTAAGAAGGGTTATCAATCTAACGTAAACCTGATGCACGATAACGGACAGGTAGTTGATGGAGTTACTATGTTCGAGAGTTGGATAGTGGACGAAAAAGAGGGGTAATCAAGCCGATGAAAGGATATGAGGATGTGAAGGATGGATAGTTGGTTCGGTTCTTTCAAGGTAGAGAATGACGATGTGGAATATGGTCAAGGAAGGAAAAGTCAGAGGTTTCTCGGTTGAAGGAGTATTTAATTATTCAAAGACAAGATAAGTAATCCACAAAAAATGATGCAGGATATTATTGATATCTTGAATCAGGTATCTTTGTAATCCATAGTGTTTAGTTTTGGCTAATCGGGGGTGGTTTCTACCCCCTTTTCTATATTGGTCACTTGATGCTCAGAGTTCTATTTATGTATAAATTTTTATGACTCCACTCGAAGCTCTCTTGAAAATTAAGCAGATGTTCGCTGAGATGCCTCCGGTAGAAGCACCTGCTCCTGCTGAGTTTGGCTGAACCTGTTGCTCCTGAGTACAAAGAATATGTACTGAAAAGCGGAGCGAAAGTCAAGATTGACAAATTGGAAGTTGGCGGTAAGGTTGTTTTGGTAGATGACGCAGGTAATGAAAGTCCTGCTCCTGCTGGAGAACACGAACTCGCTGATGGTACAGTTATCACTCTTGATGAATCTTCTGTAATCGTAGAAATCGCTGCTCCTGTTGAAGAAGCGCCTGAAGCTCCTGAAGTTGAAGTAGATGCTGAGATGACAGAAGATTGCAGAAATGGAAGCTCAGATTGAGGAAATGAAGCAAGGTAAAAAAGCACAGGAAGTTAAAATGGAAGAAGCTGAAGCTAAATTCAGTTCTGCTATTAAAGAACTGACTGATGTTGTTCTGCAGTTGATTCAGACTCCTTCTGCTGATGCTACCGAAAAACCTAAACAAACGTTCAACAAAGTAGTGCCAAGCAAAGATTCACGCATTGATTCTTTCTTGTCTAAATATGCTCGTAATTAAATCACAAAACCTAAAAATCAATAACAATGGCTTTTGATGTTTCCGCACTTTCAAACTATACCAAAGAGAATGAAGCCCTCTTGGTTACCAGTTCTGTACTGGGTGCAAGACCGCTTCTCTGATTAAGGCTCAAGGTAACGTAATGGTCGGAGTTAAATCCGCTGAGAAAATCAACATTATGGATACCGATGCTATCTTCCAAGCCGGTGGTACTTGCGGTTTCAACGCATCAGGTACTACTACTTTCACACAACGTACTGTGACTGTTGGTAAGATTAAAGTAAACGAATCTCTGTGTCCTAAGTCTTTGGAAGCTAAGTATCTGCCAAAAGGCTCTTCCTGAAGGAAGCCGTTACGATTCTATCGCTTTCATGCTGACTACACAGACAAGAAGTCTGCTCGCATCGCTGCTCAACTTGAGACTGCTATTTGGCAGGTGATACTGCTTCTGCTAACGTAAACCTGAACAAGTTTGATGGTTTCGTAAAGCTGATTGGTTCTTCTGCTGTTGAAGCTAACAATACCACTTACTACGGAACTCCTGCTACTTCGATTACTGCTGCTAACGTGGTTGCTATCGTAGATGCTCTGTATCGTGCTATCCCTTCTCAGGTTGTAGCAAAAGACGATATGACTATCTTTATGTCTGATAGTGTATTCCGCACTTATACCATCGCATTGAAGAACGCAAATATGTTCAACTATGCTTTCGATGGTAAGGCTGACAGTGAGTTCACTCTTACCTGGTACTTCTATCAAGGTTGTATCTACTGCAGGTCTGAATGGTGTAAGCAAAATCTACGCTGCTCGTTTGAGCAATCTTTTCTTCGGAACTGACCTTCTCAATGAAGAAGAGCGTTACGAGTTGTTCTACGCAAAAGAGGCTGATGAAGTTCGCTTCGTAGCTGAGTTCAAGATGGGTGTGAACGTAGCCTTCTTGGATGAGGTTGCTTCTTTCATTATCTAATAAATCAGGGGGCTAATAACCCCCCACTTTTTCTAACTCGAATAAATTAATAAATATGCCCTGCGCACTTACACAAGGATACACTCTGGATTGTAAAGATGGCTTGGGCGGTATTAAAGCCGTATGGTTGATTGAGTCCGGAAACGTGACTGCAATCGCTGGAGGCTTCTGGTATCGTTTCTGCTATCACTAAATCTTCAGGTAAGGTATTCCCGCAAATACGAGTTAGTTAAGAACACAGGTTCTCTGACTGAGACGATTACTGCTTCTGTAGAAAATGGAACTGTATTCTATGCTCAAGAACTGAGTATCATTCTTAATAAACTCAAGCGAATACTCGTAATGAGATTCTGCTTCTCGCTCAGAACACTCTGTTGGTTGTTGTTCAAGATGCTAATGATAAATATTGGCTCTTGGGTAAAACTCAGGGATGTGATGTGACTGGCGGAACTGCTGGAACCGGTACTGCTCAAAGGAGACCGCAATGGTTATACCTTGACTATCACAGGTAGTGAAAAACAACTCGCTCCTGAGGTTAATAGCGGTATCATTGCTGGTTTGACAACCTAAGCTTTCGTGGCTCGTTATAGGTAGGTAGATTCCCTCGCTTAGGCGGGGGGTTTCTTTTTGGGAAAATTCAAAGATTTTGCTATTTAGTAGTATGATATATTTGACTAAGAATAGCACTTCGACTATTATTCTTACTCTGACTGAGAAGCAAACTCTGACAAGTCCGAACTATTTGTTTTGGTTTAAGAGCAGGGGAACGAATCAAGGAGGTGGCTTTTGTGGTTCTTAATGCTGCGGATTTGAGTTCTTTTAAGACTCGTTACAATAAGTTCGATATAGATGTAGATTCCTAATTTTGCTGATTCTCCGGAAGGAGATTGGGAGTATGAAATCTATGAGCAGACTTCGACTACGAATACTGACCCTGCTTTAGCTACTTCGCTTTTTAGAAACAGGGATAATGAGGTTAAAGAATTTAGGTAATCTTTTGGAGGTGAATGTTTATAGTCAAGATTATAACAATAACAACACTGAAGCTTTGCTAATTAGCAACGAAGAATATAGTGGATATCTGACTAACAATCCTGATAATGCAGCTAATATCGTTCACGCAGTATCAACCTACTAACTACACTACAAACAATCCCTGATAATACATTCATAAGTTTATGATGGACAACATCGTGATATTAAGTTTCGCTGAGGCGAAGCGGCCTGCAGTACCGAGAAAGAGGTGTCGGTTATATTGAGTTCGGAGATAAGAGCGGCTATCCTAATTATCTTTTGGGACTTTACAATAAGAGTGCGAAGCATAATGCTATCGTGCGAGGTAAGGTAAACTACATCATAGGAAATGGTTGGCATTGAGTAAGGATGTAGATGCTCAGAGCAGAGACTTTTTTCATTAAGTCGCCTAATCCTTATGAGAGTTTGGCTGATTTGACTCGTAAAGTTTCCATTGACATTGAGGTTTTCGGTTGGTGCTTATTTAGAGGTTATCTGGTCTAAGGTCGGTGGACTTTTGGCTGAGGTTTGCCATATTGATTACACTAAGATTCGTTCTAATAAGGATAACACTCAATTTTGGTATAAGAGTGATTGGTCGGATAGAAAAGAAAGAGCCTAAGGTTATTCCTTCCTACCAATACTCAGAACCGAGTAGGAAAGCAGATTCTTTACATTAAAGAATATAGACCGGGATTAGATGCTTATTCTCTTCCGGGATATATGGGTGCTTTGAACTTTATCGAAAGCGATGTAGAGGTTTCTAAGCACGTTTTTAAGGAGAGCGCACAGACGGGATTCTCTGCTTCTAAATTGATTACCCTACTAACGGAGAGCCAAGTCCTGATGAGAAGCGGAATATCGAACGTAGGTTTACGGATAGATTTAGCGGTTCGGATGGTGAAGTTCATTTCTTTCTTTCGTTCAGGATTCTGCTCGTCAAAGCCTATCGTCAGAGGATTTGGGTGCTTCAGATTTGACTAAGGAGGATTTTGGTCGTGTAGATGAGATGATTCAGCCAGAATATCTTTGCCGGTCATCAGATTACCTCTCCCGATTTGTTCGGTATCTCTACTCCTGGAGCATTAGGTTCTCGTTCTCAAATTCGTTGATGCATACGAGGTATTTAAAGAATACGTATGTAAATGATAAGCAGCAATTCTTAGAGGGAGTTTTCAATCAATTAGCAAAGCAAGGGTGCGACTTCAGATATCACTATCAAACCGGTAGAACCTATTAGCTACGAGTTCAGCGAGAATATCATATCTCAGTTTGCTCTAAAGAGTGGATATTTGGAGAAGATTGGAGTTGATATGTCTAAGTATCAACCTTCTGCAATTACTTCTGCTCCTGAACCTACTCAGGCTATGGTTAACGAGCATCTGAAGGGAATGAAAGGTCGAGAATGGCAGAACTTCCAGCGTATTATTCGTGAGTTTAACAAAGGTAAAAGTACCCGTGAGCAAGCTGCCCAGATGCTTAAACAAGCCTATGGACTTGACGATGAGGCTCTGTCCACTTGGTTAGGTTCGGATGAATTTAGTTCTGATATGGATGCTGTTATTCAGGTCTTTTCTGAATACGGAGAAAGTGTGGATAACTACAAAACTTTGGCTACTCGTCAGGTCTTTGGTGAAGATTTAGAACAAGAAGAGATGGCTTTCCGGGATGAAGTGATTGACGATACTTTGGATAAGAAGATTTTGGACTTGATTTCTAAAAACAAAGGTATTCAAAATGAGGATATTGCTAAGGCTCTTAAAGAGGATTTGGCGGTCATTCAGGAGCGAATCAACAAATTGGTAGAGTTGGAGGTTCTTAAAATCAATTCTAAGGGCATTTCCAGCCTCACTAAGCCACTTGCTGAGATTATTGATAAACCTGTCAAGACCACGTTTTTAGTCCGTTATTCGTACGAATGGAAGCCTATCGTACCGACTTCAGAAAGGAACACATCTGCCCATCCTTCTCGCCCATTCTGTGCTAAACTAATGGCTTTGGATAGGTTCTGGTCTCGTTCTGAGATTGAACAAATTTCACGCCGTTTGGGATATTCTGTATTCGACAGAGGTGGCGGATGGTGGAGATATGGGCGGTGGAGTTAATTCTCCTTCGTGTAGGCATCAATGGGTTTCTAAGGTTGTAGTCCGTAAACAAAAATAAAATGAGCAGAAATATACTTTTTATATCCGTACAAACCATTAAGGGACAGAACCGGACTTCATAATAACGTGGATGATAAGTTAATCAATCCAGAGATTTTGACTGCTCAGGATATGTACATTCTTCCAGCTTTGGGAACAGGTCTTTACGAAAGATTGCAGGATGGTATTCAGAATCAGGATTTGACTAATGACGAATCTGTTTTGTTAGATACTTACGTTACTCCTTGCTTGGTTTATTATGTGATTAGTGAACTCCCGATGGGACTTTCTTATCAGTTCTACAATAAAGGATTGATTCGTAAGAGCGGAGAGGAGGTCAAGAGAATCCTTCTGCTTCGGATATGATTGATGTAGCGAATAGATATAAATCTCGTGCTGAGTTCTATAAGCAAAGATTAGTAATGTATCTGAAGGAGAAATCAGGTACCAATATCTTTCCTCTTTACAACAATCCCGGAAGTGGTTACGATGTTATCGTTCCTGATAACGAGGCTTATACTACTTCTATTTGGTTGGGGGATGATGATTGTTGTGCAGGGAAATCATTTGAGGAAAAAATATCAAGGTAACATAACTCGATGCTGTGGGAAATAAAACTTATTCATTAAAGAATCAAAAGAAGCTACGGCTCTATTTACAAAAGCAAGACAATGACACTCAACAATCTGGTTCAACAAATCAAGGACTTAGCGAACGCACATCAGCAGATAAAGAGTGTGTACTTCGGAGACTTTCCGGACTACCTAAGCAAAGGAAGCGATAACGAATATCCTTCTTTGTATTTTGATTTAACAGGAGGTCAGGTTCAGGAACGTAGTGTTGTATTGAATTTTTCTCTTTACTTCTTTGATAGAATGCTTCACGAAGAAACTAACGAGACTGAAGTTCTGAGTGATATGCTTGAGGTATGTCAGGATATTATTGCTCAGTTGACGATATAATAATTTTGAATTCGATGAAGGGTTGAATGCTACTCTGACTTTTTTACTGAAGATACTCCTGATTTATTGGCTGGTGTTCGTGCGGATATCACTTGGATATTCCGTACATAGCGAACAGATGTCAAGTTCCTTCTACTTATAGTTATTGAAGAAATTAAAAATGCCTAATAAAAAGATATCAGAACTTAGTCCGAGAACTCCGAGTTTAACTGATTTGATGATTGTGGGAGACCCTGCTTCGGGTTATTCCTATAAAGCTACTTTGAATGTTCTGACTACGTTTGTAGGTAATAACTTGCAGTTCGCTGACTTAGGTGGTATTGCTTTGAGTTCTCCTACCAATGGTCAGGTATTGACTTTTAACGGAACTAATTGGGTTAATCAAACTCTCTCCGTTCCTGTTCAAGAGTGTATTCGGAAGGACAGGGAACGTGGTAGCTGCGGAGGGAGATTATACTTTGACACAACTCGGAGATGTTGCTATTACAACTCCTACGAGTGGTCAGGTTCTTAAATACAACGGAACGGCTTGGGTTAATGGAACTGATACAGATACAGGGATTAGTTAGTTTGAATGGATTAACTCAGCTAGCTCAGACTTTTGCTACCGGTGCAAGCGGAACTGATTTTGCGATTGTTTCACTACTTCAGACTCATGCGTTTAATCTTCCTACTGCTTCAGCTACGAATCGTGGTGCGTTATCGTCGAGTTGGCGTACTTTTAATGCAAAGCAGAGTCAGCTATTACTCTGACAACTACTAGGTTCAAGTGGATCAGCTACGTTTGTTTCTAATACATTAAATATCCCGACTTATACTCTCGCAGGTCTTGGTGGTATTTCTTTGACTTCTTTGAGTGCTTCTGCTCCTTTGCAGTTACAATAATCTCACAGGTGCATTTTCGATTGCTCGAACTTCTACTTCTGCAAGTATGGTCTCCTGATCTTCTACTGATTGGAATACGTTTAACAATAAGCAAGGAACAATCACTTTAACTACCACAGGGTTCAAATGGAGCAACTACATTCTCGGCTAATATAGAATCTCTGACTATGCGTTAAGTTTCACCGTTGCATTGGGATTGGTGTGTATCAGGCTCTGGCACTACCAACTACGTTTCAATCGACTATAAATACTGCTGTCCGTTCTATGTTAATTCATTCTATGGTGATAGTGGAACTGCTTATTTTGATGGAGTAAATATAGGTAAAGGTGGGGCTTCGGGAAGTGGTAACACAGTATTGGGTTCTGCTTCTATCGGGGTAACTACGGGAACTAATAACACTATCATAGGTCAAGGAATCACAGGTCTCTCCGCTTCCCTCTCCAATACAATAATACTCGCAGATGGACAAGGGAATCAGAGATTGTATATTGACAACACAGGAAGAGCATATCTAAATGGTGTTTCCTCTGCTACTCCTACAACAGGTATCTTAGAAGCAACAGATGGTTCAGGAACAAACATAGCAGGAGCGGAGTTAAGGTTTCAAGGTGGTCAGGGAACTGGTACTGGTGTAGGTGGTCCTATTACTTTCTACACTTCCCAGCAGGAACAACAGGTTCATCCTTGAATACTGCGGTAGAGAGAATGAGGATAAATGATTTGGGAAATATTTTGATTGGAAGTTCAACAGATAATGGGAATAAATTACAAGTTACAGGAACAGCACGTTTTGATATTAACGGAACAAATAACAGAGCAACATTTTATGTATATAGTGGAAATGAAACTCGTTTAGAGTTTATTCAAAATAGTGCTGTAACTATAACTTTTACAAGTGGTGGAAGATTTCCTATTTGGGACAGGGATAAATGCAGAATTTAGTTTGGCTTCAGGTCAATTTATGCGAGTTGATAGGTCTGCATATTTAGCTACAACATCAGGCAACGTACTTATAGGTACATCCACAGACGCAGGCTACAAGCTGGATGTAAATGGAACAGCAAGGGTTAGTAATTCAACTCAAAATACTGCACAGGCTTTATTTACAGGCTCATCAAGTCCTTTTATTCAAACTGGTGTATGTGGCTACATTCTGGTCAGCATTTTTCATCACAAGCCACATTCATTGGTAACAATGCTTATCCATCAGATGCTGGAAATCAATCTTGGACAAGGATAAATGCTGGGGGAACTGTTAGGGTGGATAAATATAGCTGAAGCAGGAATGTTCTTTGCGAGTGGTGTAAATGCATCAACAGGTGGTTCTCGCACAGATTCTCAAAATGGCTTTATTCCCAACTGGCAATCTCGGTATCGGAGTAGGAACCACAGACGCAGGCTACAAGTCTGTGATTGTAAATGGAACAGCAAGGGTGCAAGAGGTAACTGGATTAATATGTAGAAAGTACAACTATTGGAACTGGTACTGGTGATAGAATTTTTGATATTAATGGTGGAACAGGTGGACTTATTAGATTTTTACATTCATCATCGGAAAAATTTAGGATATATTCTTATTCTAGTTTTGGTTCTGCTGAATATGATTTCACAATAGCAGATCAACAATATCTTTCAATTGAAACACCTGTTTTTAGAATTGATGGAGGAAACAATAATATTATATTAAACCCAACAAATGGAAGTACAGCTATAGGAACAACCTCTCCTAATGCTTCTGCTTTGTTGGACTTGACAAGCACAACGAAGGGGCTACTTTTATGCAGGATGACCAATGCTCAGATGACTGCAATCGCAACTCCTGCTTCTGGACTTATGGTATATGACACAACAAACAATAAACTTAACTACTATAACGGAACTGCTTGGGTAGCACTTTAACTCTTAAAATAAAAACAAATGAAAACAATTCAACCAGTACAGATTTGGTCTAACGGACAAGTAAAGACCGCAAGTAAATTCGATTTGAACATCGTTTATGACAACTTGGAAAGTTCAGCTACTTTCTACTATCAGCTTTTGGAGGTTTTAGTAGATGCTGAAGGTAACGAATCAACAATGTCAGTAGCGGTCGGTAACTTGACTATGGATGGTCAGGAGTACCAAAATTGGGATGATTCAAACGATTCTGCGTATGTTTGGGGAGCAGGAAAGTTAAACCTGACAATTATCTAAGTTTTTCTATTTACTTAAAATACCTAATATGACACTCAAACTGCACGAAGTAATCAATCTCTACTACGAACTGAACGGAGTAACGAAGCAAACAAAAGACGGAGATGAAGTAGTCTCTCTCGGAATCTTAAAGCAGAAGATGGCTTTGAAAAACAAGGTCTATCTGCAAAGGCTTAACAAGGTAGTTTCAGACGAGAGTAAAAGCTATACGAGGATGCTAAAAAAGAGTTGTTCTCAAAGTATGGCAAAGAGCAGGACGGAGGGTTAGTTATCGAGGCTCAGGATATTGAGGCTTTCAATAAGGAGCATTTCGACCTGCTTACTCGCTGAACGTACTATTGATATCTCTACTCTTTGGGGTAGCAGACTTTGACTTTGGATGCATTTAGATTCTATTGAGACAGATGAATTCTATCCGCAATTATTTGACTTGATAGATTCTAAAAAATGAACGAAGTGGTAGTTTTTCTCGTAGGTCAAGCCATAGCTATTATTGCTGGTCTGATAACGATTTATGCAAAGATAACTCTCAAGCTAAAGGAGTTAGAAATCAGGGTTGAAGTTATCGAGAAAGAAGATGACTATATGATGCAGAAGCTCGATAAAATTGAGAGAGCCATCAATAACTATCGCCATTGAATTACAAAATAAAAAAGACAGAGAATGAAATTCGGATGGAAACATTACTTCGCACCTACTCCTAAAAGGGTAAGAGTTCTCGGAGATTCTTTGGCTGCTGCTGGAACATTCGGTGCAGGGATTGTAATTCTCAATGGTCATCCAGATAGCTGGTACGGTTGTTATGGTTGTAGCTATCGTAGGAAAGTTTATATCAAACTTCTTTACTGATGAAGGATAATACCTATACTATTTTATGGTTAGGATATTTTCTATTCCTGCTTTTATTGGCTTGTAATCCAGTAAAGCAAGTCCTGAAGGATAAGCACAAGTTAGATAAAGTCGCTGAAGGTAGTTATTTCTAATGGGTATTGTGCTAACGATACTACGATAATTACCAGAGTGATACTACGATTGTTCACGATACCACTTACGAGATAGATACTTTAATTGACTTAAAAACAATAAAAAAGATACTCAGTATGTCAAACTTCCGAAGAAAGTTATCACTCGAACTATCACTATTCGTGATACGATTAAAAGTGATGGTTGTGGATGGTGCGAGAGTATTACTTCTGCAAAAAGAATTAGATAAACTTAAAACCGAATCGCAAGGATGGAAAGCACTTGCTAAGGCTCGGTGGTGGTATTTATTTTGGATTATTCTATTTACTATTTTATACCTTCTGCGAAAACCTATAATGAAACTATGCTTACCGATGCTCAGATAATTGCCAAGTATGGCGAACCCGGAGATTTAGACAATTTCACTATTATCAATCTTCCTTATCCTATGCGGATTGCTTGGGATGTATCTAAGAAAGTTACTCAGAATGCAATGCCATAGATTGAAAGCTGCTCAGGACTTTACAAACGTATTCACTCAACTTCTTTCGACTTACGGATTCAATGAAATCCAAAGATTAGGCATTGACCTATTCGGTGGATGCGTTAATATCCGGAAGATGCGTGGCTCTACTTCAAAGTGGAGTAGGCATAGTTGGGGAATCGCTATTGATATTGACCCTGCTCGTAATGGTCTAAAAACTAATTGGGCGAACTCTCAGTTCTCAAAACCTGAGTATAAGCCAATGATTGATATTTTCTATGCGAATGGTTTTATGAGTTATGGCAAAGAAGAAATTACGATTCAATGCACTTGAACTCAATAAATAACCTATGCTTAAAACGAAACGAAAGCGACTGTACTTCGATATTGAAACTTCCGGTAATATAGTAATGTCTTGGAATGTAGGCAGAAAGATAAGTATAGATTATTCAAATATCATTAAGGAACGAGCCATCATTTGTATCTGTTACAAGTGGGAAGATGAGAAGGAAGTTTACGGACTAACGTGGGATTCCAAGCAAGACGATAAGAAGATGCTTCAGGAGTTCGTCAAGATAGCAAATCAGGCTGATGAGTTAGTAGGACACAACGGAGATAAATTCGACTTAGCTTGGATTCGTACTCGGTGCGTTTATCATCAGTTACAAATGTTTCCTAAATATGTTACAATAGACACTCTAAAAATCGCTCGGTCTAAGTTTCGTTTCAATTCAAATCGGTTAGATTACATAGCTAAGTTCTTAGGCATAGGTGGTAAGATTAAGACGGAGTTCAATCTTTGGAAGGATATTGTCCTGAATAAAGACAAGAAGGCTCTGGAGTATATGGTCAAGTATTGTAAACAGGATGTAGTTCTTTTAGAGCAGGTGCATAAGAAATTATCCACACACATAGAAAAGAAAACGCACTACGGAGTTATCTTTGGTCAAGACAGAGGTACTTGTCCGGAATGTGGTAGCGATGAACTGACTATCAACAAGCGAAAGACAACTGCCTCAGGTCTTAAAAGATTCAGTATCAATGTAAGACCTGCCATCACTATCACGAAAAAAACCGACAAATGAGTAAGATATTAGATGAGGTTATAGATGACTTCCGTAAGCGAGAGCAGAGAGGAATAATGAAGTACGGAGTAACTATGGATAGGGATGACCTACTCTCTCACGAGTGGATTCAGCATTTCATAGAGGAACTTCAAGATGCGATAATATATTTAAAAAAAATACAATTACTAACCAATGGGACACAAAAGACGCACCGATTCTAAAGAAGCAGATTCAGGAATTATTAAGCAAGCTGGAAGCAGCGGAGAGATTGACGATTTTAGAACCTCTTTGTGATAAATACCGAAAGGAAAGCCGAGCCAATGTAGAACGAGAAGTCCAGGAGTTCAAGCGGAAGAAAGGAATCCCTCGTATCAAAACTGACTACTGATGGAAGTGGATGAGCAGATACCTGATTTCAAGTCTCCGCACGAAGATATAGGTGCAGCTTTCAATGCTATTCACGCAATCGGAGAGTTCGATTCTGGAATGTGCGATGAAGAAGAAAAGCAAATTCTGAAGGAGATCAAAATGATGAGTCTGTATATTATTCACATCGGTATTTGCGAAATCTACAATTCTAACTTCTATGACTCAAAAAAGAATCCACACAAAGTAATCCACCGGAAGTTAGGTAAAGAACGAGCCTACGGATTGGCTCACACTGACGATAACTTAATTGAACTGGAAGTGTCTCTAAGTGGATATAGATATCTTGCTTTATGCTTTGCACGAGCATTTCCATATTAAGCACCCGGACTGGTCGGAAACTAAGGTACTTCGAGAAAGTTCCAAAACAGCCCGATTTTTGTGGTCTATGGGGTTTCGGCTGGTAGAACTAAAATAATGGCTTAAATCGCCTCTAAATAGCCTCTAAATCGAAGTAATAACGCATAAATGATGGCTCTCCGCAGATTATTGTCATCCATTCATCGTTATCCTTTCTTCTGCGTTCGGTTCTTAGCTTCTTATGGCATTCGATACAATAGCTGGAATATCTGTTATCCGAACGGCTATAAGTAGAAATATCCAATGTGTTTATGCTTTTGACAAGATATGCACTTTTTCATTTCGTTATGTTGTAGATGATTAGAAGGATATCAGCGAAAGTCTTGCTTCTTTACCATCGAAGTATTTGTATGCGTAAGGTTTGAAGCTGATTTCTTCCTGATTCATTTCTGCGTATGCTCCACCTCTTGTATGCAGCTCCGATTGATTCGCAGACTGAACGTATAGATTGAAGCTTTCTGTATGTATTAACGAAATTCTTTCCGTCTTTCTTATATTCTTTTGCATAATAAATACTCAGGTCAATCATTTGCTCGTCTATTATTTTTGCTTACTGTCATATAGAGTAGATTTTATTTATTCCTTTCTCTTTACAAATCTTAAAGTAATCTCCTACTGCTGTTTGCTTTGCGTAAGGAATGTGGGTAATTCTTTTGAATATACGGAGTGCAGGAATCTTTATCTATTCTTCCATCCAGAGCCAAGCGGTCATAAATATCCGGATGGTATTTAGTTACATCTTCGTTATCTAAATAAAAAGAATAAGCCTTATTAGTTTCTCGCATCCATTGGTCTGACTGAGATGGATAACACTGCATCTGTGTTCTTTAACGCAGGATTAATCAAAGGATGATTCATATACCTATCTGCTCGTTCATTAGTCGAGACAAATTTACTAATCCAACTGAGTAAAGTGCGAGGGTCAAGCGAATAGAAACTCTCCGTAGTCTCCGCATGACTCCGTTCTCAAAGCACTCAATGACTTGCTTTCAAGAGTTAGTTCCGGATAACGACTTCGTATCTTACGGATTACCAAGTCCTCAGTTTCTTGGCTTACGTTACGGAAGGAACGCAGATAATCAAAAGCTGGGTTGCTCATATTTTATTTGTTGTGGGAAGTGGTGTCATTACTTCCCGATGATTATAGACCTATACGCAAGTTAGCGGCAAGCAGACGAACCACCCTAAAAAGGCAGTTCGTCATCATTTGCCGTTGACTTTGCAATATTAACTTCTTCCGCTTTCTTCGATTTGTGCTAAGGTGTGGTTGCGTTTATTTTCCAATACTTGCTTTGCTCTTTGAATAGTGCAATCAGACAATTTCGCAACCGCTACACGTTTTTCAACAAATGCTTTTGCAGCATTGTAAACATCGGAGCTTTTTCGCCTTCTTCAACTTCAATACAGATTTCAATTCTTTCATTTTCGTAGTTGCCTTTAGATATTAGGGGCGACTGTAAATAATTTGTTTTGCTTTCATCTTTTAAAATTTGACAATTGCCAGCCGCTGGCAGTGCATTGCAAAAGCAGGGCTGACGTTGTGCTTTCAACAATAGGAATACTATTAAACTTCATCTATACCGCATCGGGCAGACGTATTCCAATTTCCCTGCCTTCTGCAATGCTTTTACGTTAGCTAAGAAATGCAGCCAGAACCGAATAGAACTGGTTACATTTTAAAACAGAAGTTACTTTTTAGGTTTTGGCTTCGGTTTTGGTTTCATTGGCATTGTCATTGGTTTTGGTTTTCCCATAACTTTACTAATTTAGTTATTACTCAAAAATTTAAAGGCATTTTGATTCTCCTATTTTAATTTCACTTCATCATTGGTAACCCATTTATGATTAAGCATTTTCATTCCGTCTTTCATTGTTATATCTGAAAGCATTGCAGGAATAGAATATGATTTTACAATTGCCTTGCTTCCTTTCATTCCATCCATGTGATTAACTAATACTTCAACCTCTGAACCTTCTTTAATCACTTTTGCTTTCGCATCGGTAGAATTGTAATCAATTGAAAATTTTGATTTCAATTTTTCTTTTACATCTAAAATTTTCTCATCCTGTTTTATAGAATGTTGAATTGCCCAATCTTTTAATTCTTCATCATTATAGATGCTTCTTGCTACTCTAACGACGTTCTCATACGCTTGTATTAGATTTGCTAATTTTTTGTTTACTTGATTCTAAAGCCATTTTTATAAAATTTAATTGTTAATATTTAAGAATAAATGCACTATCTGCTAACACTTGCTTTGCAAAATGGCGGGTGAAGTGCTTCGATTAAACATTTTTACTAATTCAAACTTTTTGTGCTTTGTATTGGGCTTTCGTGCTGAAAATCCGCCACTTCGCAAAGCAGATGCCGTTAGTGGCAATGTTATGACAACAAAGTACCACACTTAATAATGTCATCAACCATTTTTTCATTACCTTTTTCATCTATAATTTTATTAAATTGCACCATTCATAATTCGCTTCTCCCAACTCCTGTCTATAAATAGCATCTTCGGTGATTTTTTTAATCGCAGGTTGATAATGTCTTGCACTTCTAATTGCATCAGCGGTTAGGAGAAAAACGCTTGAATAAATCCGTTACAATTAACCTCTAATTGATAATTGTGCCCTTCTGCACTTTTGAAAAATCCTATATACTTGTAAGTTTTCATATTTACTTGTTTTATTTGTTGTAGGTAAGTGGTTTTTACGCTAACATTTTTTATGTTAGTGTGCTATTTTGTGTTAGTGTCATTACTTCCCTGACCGTATGTTCTGTTGTAATATTGTTCTGCTGCACTTAGGTTTGGTCCGTCATCAAAACTACCTTGTAAGTAGGCTTCAATTTTCTGCTCCTTCTCCATTTGTAAAGCTTCTTTGAACTCTGATACTGGTAACTTTTTAAAGTATCCTTTATCACAAAGGATATTATAAAGCCAATCTACTGCTGTTTGTTGTTTCATAGTTGTTTGTTTAAATTTTTAATTGGCTTGATTGTTTTATTTGATTTGTATTCAATTCCGTTCTTTTCAAGTATCTGCATAATCTTTTTATGAATCGGAGAACCGGGGTTAAGAGTTAGTCCGTATTGGAAGTCAATAAATCCTGAGCAATAAATCTTCCCATCTTTGAGTTTGCTAAATTGATTTCCGTTATCAATCGAAAGCAGTTCATCTTCGGTTACTGAATCACCGATATAAACTGAAGCCAATCTATAATTCGGTGACCAGATTCCTGCAAGGTCACACTTATCTCTGACGTACTTTACTAAACATTTTTGTTTAGGATTTAGCTGCATAAACCAATCCTTATCCCATATCTCTGTATCTGTGAATCTCTTAGCCATAAATTATTTTGATAAAACTACATAATACTTTTGAGGAACACGAATAATCTTTTCCGGAGCAGGATACTTATTAGCTATCTCCAGTAGGTTATTGTAATAAGGCATAAACAAATAATCATCCGTCTTGATGTAGTGATGTATTTTTTTGTAGTGGTAACTCATTACGGAATGGTCTGAGTAGCCTACAATTTGAGCGATGGCGGTTAATGTCAAAGGATAATTCTGATAGATATAATATCCAAGAGCCATCCTCATTGATGATAAGCTGACGAGTGAAGTCGCTCCTTTATTGTTAATGAGTTTGACTTTTGCCTTACCGGGTTTCTTATTGAATAAATCCTTACGTTTGATTCCGTAAGATTCGCAGTATTCATCTACGAGATTAATTAATGTTTTTGCTTGTTCTTGATTCATAGTATAATTGTTATTGGTATTAAGATTCCAAGTGATGTATCATTATCACCTCCTTTGGTATATTGACCTGAGAAGATTTCTCTGCATATTTCTTTGAGTCTATCGGTAGAAATAATTATTGATACTGCTCGTCCGTAGATAATAAACAACCAGTAGTCGGCTTGTGTTGTGCTTATTCCTGAAGGTTTGTTTCGGCTATAAACTTCAACATATATATTCCCGGTCTTATGAGCGAGTCTATCACATTTGACTTCTACCTTATATCCTCCTGTGAATAATGCCTTTGCCCAATCTTCTGCTTTCTCTGCAAAGTCAAGGTCATAATAAAAGAGGATGAATGTTTCATTTATAGAAACTGATTATTTCTTCAAGTTCATAATCGTGACCACTTCTTTAGTTTGTTTTCCAATGCGTATTCCTCCAGTTCTTCTACGAACTTTTCTCCATATCTCGCAATAAGTCCGTGCCAGTAGTTAATCAAATTACCACTCAGAAACATATTGCAGCGAATACATTGTCCGTTCGTATTGTAGTAAGCTAATGAATCAGGAAGTCGAATCTCAAAGCTGAGTGCTGACCTTGTGAATGATAGTGCCCGGCTTGCTGAACTTCTGCTCCGCAGCTAATGCAACCCAGTTCTTCGTCTCTTTGTCGTACGTGAGCGTTGAACTTTTCCTGTGCTTTCTTTAATAGCTTCGGTATCGGGGTCAACTTTTTCTTTTGAGAGTTTTGTCATAGCGAACGAAGAATCTAACTCCTTTATTGAGTAAGCAAACATAAGTCAACATCATATCTGAGTAATATCAACCATATCTCCTTTGCGACCGTAGACCAGTTCTGGAAGATGCACCGATTATATCTTGAGTTTAGATACATTAGAACGGAAGGTCAGTTTCAGTAGGTTTAGATTTCTTAGGCTCAAACGTATCAACTGAGACCTGAACATCCTTACCGAACTTATCAGGCATATTAAGGATATTGATGTTTAACTTGATAAATTTGTTTCCGTTGTATTCTTTGATGTGGTCTTGAATCTTGTCCGGGTTGATTGTGATTTGAAGCCAAGTATCGTTTTTCTTTTTCCGCTTCCGCAGTAGATTTTCTTTTCCATTTGTTTTTGATTAAGAGTTAAAAAGTGGGGATTGCTCTCCCCTTTGTTTTCAGGGTACAATTACTTGTACTTTGCTCGGAACTCCAGAGCAGCTTTCTTCGTGGCGAAGTTTCGGCTGATTTGCTTTCCTTTGACTTTGAGGCGAACCCGGTATGAGTTGTCCTCTTTTGAAATGTTCGTAGCTACTCGCTTGTAAGTGATTGTTGCCATAATTGGGCATTTTAAGGGTTAAGAAAAAAAGTTAATCATATTCGGTTGTCATTATGTTTTCCATATCAATCTCAGATAATTCTTGGTCTAATTGGTTTTTAAGTTCCCAACTTGCATTCTCTGGATATTCAGTTATCCAACAATCAAACCAGTAAACGCATTGTTCGTTTCCTCCGTGTTGGTCATATTCCCATTCTACTAAGAAGTTCGTAAATGATAGCATCATCGTTATCATCGTAGATTGGTATTTTTATCCAACGATTTTTCCGCGTCTCATTTCAGTTTTTTTATGTGATTAGAAATGTCTTTTTGATTCGGATTAGGATATCTGGTCTAAAGGTAACTGTAAATCTTCAAGCCTGAACTGTATCTTGGAATAAGTTTCGTAGTTCACGCACTTATCTATGCTATCCCAAGCATTCGCTCTTTGCTCTTCGGTCAGGGTAGTATTGTGTACTAAGTTACGAAGTATTTGTTTTCTTCTTCGGTAGGTATTTCGTGCTTGTTTGTAGCATCGGAATCGGCAGTATCGTCAATGGCGAATAGTCCGTTGAGTGCGTACTTGCGAGCATAGGATGAAGCTGCTCCGGTTACCTGAGAGCCATCCATTCCCTTCTTAACTTCTTCTTCTCTTGCGTAAGCTAGTGATTCATAAACTTCCGTTCCGTTTGAAATCCGGGCGGTTGCTTTGATGTAGAAGCGGTTGCCTATTGAGACAACTTCGTCTGATAGAGTAAGATAGAATCCGAGTGGATTAATAACTGGCTTTACTGCTTCGACAATGTCCTCGCAGCTTCGGTACTTGTATTTACCGAATGAATTGAACTGACCTTTCGGTGCTTTGATTAAACTTTGAATTTTGGCTAACATATATTTTATTTTGATTTTGAAAAAGAACAGGAGAGGGACTGACCAAAACCCGTGCAAACTAAACCCCTCTACCTGTGTTCGCTTCAGATTAAAGACCTCAGCGAGATGGTCTATCAAGTTGTGAGTAGATATAACGAATCCACTCATTGAAATCCTTTGGAGGATTATCTGGGTACGTTGTTGTCATAGGAAGAGTATTTAAGTCAAGTCCCCAAGAGATACCTGCTCCGAACATTATCTGAGCAATTAAATCAGCATCGCAGAATTTTCTGAATTCGAATCGTAGTGTTGTAGAATCCACCTTCTTCTGCTTCCATCAGATACTACTGATTCGATACCTACATTTTCATAGTTCTTCAAGAACTCCGCTTGGAGTTCGCTTGTCAAGGAGTGTTACTTTCATTGTTTATTGTTTTTGGCGTTATTAAATACATTTTCCCAATACTGGTCCCATTCTGATTTGGAGTTTTTATTGAACTTCCAAATATCTAAAGAGCATCCAAATATACAATCCAAATCCGATAATCAGAAAAGAGTATAAGATTATTTCTTTCATAGTTGCTCAAGTTTAGAAGCTAAAAAAAGAATTACCAGAAAGATTGCTACAAAGAGCATTGGGTTTAGGTCTTGGCTTTTTTTCATTGGTTTAGTTTTTTAGAATTTATAGATAGCGAAATCTGTTTCAAAAGTTTCTCCATCAACTAATTTACTCATTATTGACATTGTCTTATTAAGATAATCTTCATCAGTAGCACCATTAAAACGAGCAATCCTGAATGAAGCATCAGCTATTAACTCATTAGCAATACTACCATTTTCTTTGTCAATTCTTTTTACTAAAAGAGGACTAAATGGAAGTTTGAATCTGCGTTTTGTGTTTGTCATCGGTTTAGTTTTTAGTGCCTTTCGGCGTGTTTTTATAGAACAAATATCGACCTTTTTTTACACAAACCAAATTTTTCGGGCACTTTTTTTGAACTTTTTTCAATTATTTTTCAATCTATTGAAAATCAAATAGTTAGGTAAATAATAGTATTTTTACTAAAGAACTTAGTTAGAATCAGATAGGGTATTGGATAGGGTGATTGGATACCCTGTAAGAATAAGATATGGATATGGTATAATATAAAGACAAGGAAAAAGACAAGGACAAGGAAGTATATTTGGGTATGGCTTATTTGTACAGACATATTCGGTTAGACAAAAATCAACCTTTCTATATCGGTATTGGTAATGACAAATACTATTCAAGAGCATTTTCAAAAACAGGAAGAAATAAATTTTGGAAAAACATAGTTTCAAAAACAGATTACGAAGTTGAAATTTTAGTAGATGAATTGACATACGAACAGGCTTGTGAAAAAGAAAAAGAGTTCATTAAACTTTACGGAAGAAAAGATTTATCTAAAGGAAGCTTATGCAATCTAACTGATGGTGGAGAAGGTGGATATGGTGCAATAAGAAGTGATGAGTTTAAGAAAAATGCAAGTGAAAAAATGAAGAATAAGAAATGTGCATTAGGTGTTAAAAGAAGCGATGATACAAAAAAGAGTATAAGTGAAAAGATGAAAGGAAAAAGAAATGCACTTGGAGCAAAACGTTCTGAAGAAACAAAATATAAAATATCACAAACGATGCTTCAAAGATTTGAGGCTATCAAAAAAGATAAGTGAATCGCTCAGAAATCATAACAGAACTCTACGAATCTGCGGATATCAATCAGGCTATCGGTAAGATGCAGCCTTACGAATTACAGGATGATTTGAGGCAAGAAGTCTTTCTGGTCCTTTGTGAAATGGATGAGGAAAGGCTTTTGAAAATGTACGAAGATGGCTATCTCAAATACTTTGTTGTTCGGACTATCGTAAATATGGCTAAGAGTGACCGCAGTAACTTTGCTCGTACATTCCGGAAGGTTTACGAGGAAGTCGGAGACTTAGGAAGTGTAGAGCCTTATGATGAATCACTAACCGAAAGGCTAACTACTTCGATGGAGGATACTTCATTGGTACGAAAAAGAAATCTTCAGGCTCTGGGCGGAGTGTGGTAATTTGCTACAAGTGTCGAGAGATACCGGTATTCCTTACAGGTCTTTACTGAAAACGATTAAGAAAGTTCGATTATTACTTAAATACAAAATACGCAATGCAAACGATTAGCATCATTTTAGCAGCAAACCTATTTACATTCTACTTCATTACTCAGAACCGATTTCCTGAGAAGTGGCGTATTAATTTTCGCCCGTTCAATTGCCCCCTATGTTTAACGGCTTGGACTGGACTTGCTTTGTTTTTGCTTCCTGAGTTTGTTACTTACGGAACTTTGGCAATGTTCGGTTCAGGAGTGTTCGCTCCTTACTTTAAGAATTTCCTAATGAATCTATATAACTTCAATTCAAATTTCAGAGGATGACAAAGCAAGAGATTGACTTTTTAGTTCAGCATCGGATAAACTTTGAATCGGTAAAACTGGATTCACTCGGAATGTACCTTTTGAAGTATTGGGAGAATACGAACGAATCTATCGTAAGTATTTAGATGCTCAGTTCGTTTTGACTTATTGGTGCGGTGCTTGTGTTTTCGATATGCTTGAAAGATTGATTAGATACTGCGAAGAACAAGACGAATACAATCAAGCGATGAATCCTGCACAACCGAATGTGCAACCTAAAAAGAGGCAGACCAAAGAAATGAGAATACTTGTAATCACTCAAAAGAACTCTGGAGTCGGGTATCATAGATTGATGCTCCCGGTGCATTTCCTTCCAAAGAGTTATGCTCTAATAACTGATGTACTCCAGGAGGAAACTTTGAAGAAGGATGGGATATTGTTTATATCAATCGGTTTTATTCCTTCGATTCATATTTCAGTATTAGAGGATTTCAAAGAAAGATACGGATTTAAGTTAGTGATTGACATTGACGATTATTGGCACTTGGATAGTTGGCACATTCTAAAGTCGGTTTATCCTACTGAAGCTATATTAGAACACATAAAGATTGCTGACCTTGTAACTACAACAAATGAAAGGCTCTGCAAATATATTCGTGATATTAATTCTAATGTCGCTATTCTACCTAACGCTCTACCTTATGGTGAAGACCAATTCACTTCCGTTAAAACAGAATCGGATAAAGTCCGTTTCATTTACGCAGGTTCGATAACGCACGAAAAAGACCTTCAGATTTTACAGAACCCATTGAAGAAGGTTGCTTCAGATTCTAATCTGAAATCAAAAGAGTACATTTTCGTTTGTGTGGCTTTGATGACCCAAATGAATACTCACGGATGATTTGGCACAAGATGATTCACTACTTTACCTGCGGACTTAAATTAGGGATGTAAGAACGCAATCTACCGGTAACTGAGTATATGAACTTCTACAATAACGCAGATGCGACTATCGTTCCTTTGGTTCATTCTACTTTTAATTCAATGAAAAGCAACCTGAAGATTTTAGAGTCAGCTTGTAAAAAGATACCGGTTATTGTTTCTAATGTACCTCCGTATGACGATGCTCCGCACGTTATCAAGATTAATAAACAAACCGAATGGTACTCTGCGATTAAAAAAATCACGGAAGATGCTATTTATAGACAGGAGTTAGGAGAAGCGAATTACGAATGGTGTAACGAAAACTTCAATCTCCATAAAGTAAACGTAGTTAGAAAACAATTATTTGAAAGTCTATACCCAGTAATAAAATGTGAATCAAACGGAAAGTGGAGAATAGGTTCGAGATGTAAATACGAGACCAGAGAAAAAGCTGTCGAAGTTTGGCAAGCTATTCTTGCTTCCGGTGCTTATGGTGCTTTGAAAGTATCAATAGACTATGACGATGTTCTAAGTACGGACAAGGGGAAAGAACTTGCGAAACGGTTAATCTCAGAAGGAGTAACTCTTTATATAATTTCGGCTCGTAGAGATAATGAAGGAATGCTCGGAGTAGCTAAGGATTTAGGAATCCCTGAGTCAAGAGTTTATGCAACTGGTTCAAATAGTGCAAAGGTTAAGAAGATTAAAGACTTAGCAATCGCAAGACACTACGACAATAATCAGGACGTGATTGATAAAATAAACGAAATATCTAAAGGGTAAAATTCGATGGCTAAGGTATCAGGACAAACAAAAGTCAGCTTCGGAAAACGGAAAGGTGGAAAGGCTCAAAAGAGTAGGAATAAACACAACCGGAAGAACGCAACTATCGTGGTCAAGGTAGATGAAACCTAACATAGACATAACGAAGCGAATAAGTCCAGCAGAGTTCTTAAAAGCAGAACTTGAAATGGGTATAGATATTCAAAACGAAGCATTCTATAATCTGTGTAAGCATACCGCAGAACAGATAGCTGACTTAGGAATTAAGACAGTATTAGACTACGGAGCAGGGACAGGAGTTTATGCAGAAGCATATCGAAGGTTAGGATATAAGGTTTATGCATTTGAAATATGGGAAGAGCATCGTGAATATATCAGAAAGAACACTCAGGTAGAACTTGTTAATATGGTATTCACTACTGACCTTATGAATTTCATTGAGGTAGCAGAGCATATGTACGATAAAGAACTTGATAGCTTATTTAACCTAATCAAACCAAAGTATATTGTATTCTCTTCTACTTCGGATGTTTCAGGAGAATGGGATTTAGCTTGGGGACACGTTAACATTAAGTTCCAAGACGAATGGATAAAATTCTTTGAATCCAAAGGATATGAATATCTAAGACCACTACAATACCCTACAAATTACACCAAACTATTTAAGCTAAAATGATTCTACTACCTGCACAAATCGAAAGCATTACCACCCGGAAAGACAAAACAATTAAAGTAACTATCGGAACTCAGGAACTTGGGCCAGCAGATGCTGCTAAAATGTTCTACCTTAACCAGCAGTTCTGCTATATGGCTTTAAAACCTGAGCCATTTACAAAGGATGAAAGCGACCTAATCGGCTCACTCAAATCAGACCTAGACTCAGCCAAAACACCGAGCCAAAGGTTACGAGCAGTTCTATTTAGGAATTATGAGCAGGACAACAAAGGGTACTCAGACTTCAATACCTACTACATAGGAGAGATGGAACGCATCTGCGAACACTATAAGAACAAACTTGATTAAAAATAGCACAGAAATAGCACAATGGCTGCAAAGGGATATCATACCGCATCAATTCAAAAAGGAGAAGTAGCTAACCCAAATGGCAGACCTCGTAAGTATGTTTCACTAGCAAGGAGCAAGGTATCAGCTATCTGAGGTAAACGATGCTATCCAAGCTCTTATGTCTATGGATATAGAAGAACTTAAATCAGTATTGGAGAATCCGAAAGCCACTATCCTTGAATTGACTATCGCTACCGCAATGATTAAATCTCTGAAAAATGGTAGCCTATATTCGATGGAGACACTACTCACACGTGTATATGGTAAACCGAAGAAGTTCAAGAGGTTACTCAGGATTCTAAAATAGAAGTAGTATTCGTGCAGGGTAAAAGCATCCTATGAGGAGTTGAACTACCAGCAACACATATTAACTCGGCAAAAAGTATTAGACAGCAAGGCTCGTTTCAGAGTAATGATGTCAGGAAGAAGGATTTGGTAAGTCAGAGACTGGCTACTATTGAAATGGTCATATCTGCACTTAAAGGAGATTCAGTTGCATATGTGACGCCAACATATCAGCTTGCAAGAGTATTCTTGAGAAGTTAACTCAATCCGTTCCGTTTGAATCTAATAAGTCAGAATTGACTATTAAGTTTCCGAACGGAGGTTCGGTTGATTTCTTTACCGGGAGAGATTGGATAATCTTCGTGGTCGCAAGTTCCATCTTGTTGTAATAGACGAGGCTTCATTCATTCCAAACCTTGAGGACGGATGGCTCCAATTCAATTCGACCTACCTTAACGGACTACAAAGGACGAGCCTTATTCCTATCAACCCCTAAGGGGTAAAGCTTCTTTTACTCGCTATTCCTACAAAGAGCGGGAGGAGCCTGAGTTGAGGAATCCTTCCAGTTCTCTGCCTATGACAAATCCATACATAGGCAAAGAGGAGATAGACGATGCACGCACCCAACTCCCCTGAGGTGGTATTCGAGCAGGAGTATATGGCTAACCCTGCGGAAAACTCCTCAAATCCGTTCGGCTCTGCCTATATCAAGCAATGCACATACGGATTAAGTACAGAGCAACCAATAGTGTATGGAATCGACTTAGCCAAAGCGGTAGACTGGACAGTCATTATCGGACTGGACCGAAATGGCTCGGTCTGCCACTTCGATAGGTTTCAAGAAGGATTGGAGGACAAACCAAGCAATCGATTCTAAGCCTGTTTAAAGCCCCAATTTTGATAGATAGCACAGGAGTAGGTGACCCAATCTTCGAAGATTTACAGAGGGAAGGATTGGCTATAAATGGCTTTAAATTCAGTTCCACATCAAAAGCAGCAGATAATGGAGGGACTTTCCTCAGCCATCCAGCAGCGGAAATTACTTTCCCGGAGAGGACACATTACCAACGAACTGGAGGGTTTTCGGTATCAGTCACACACCCAACAGGGGTCGAGGTATTCAGCACCTCCAGGATGATTTCACGATGACTGCGTAATGAGTTTTGGCTTTAGCTTGGCATCATTATATACTCGGAACTCAGGGATGGGCAGATATTCGTTCGGGTAGTGTAACACTCTGTAACACTTGTAACGCCTGGTTACCACTTGTTACACCTGTTACAATGCGGTATTATTCTCCGCAAATTTGCGGGAAAATTTCAGTTTAGAAAAATAGATAAATAAATGACTATCAATAATTTGGTATCAAAAAAGTATCTAAAAGTATTTTCTAATGAAATGAATTATTGCGGTTTGCAAACAGCGAACATAGGACTAAACTCTAAAAATTTCTATTTATGGATATGACTTGGAAAAAATGTAAACGTATTCCAATGGCAGCAAATCGTTGACCTATTCACTAAGTCGAAAGACCTGACCGAACTGGACTTAGCGGTTAAATGCGTAGCCATCCTTAAGGGAATGATGACCGAGCATCAGATTGATTCTATGCCACTCGGAGAACTCAATCCTTTGCTGAAGTCGATTGATTTCATACATACAGAAATCAAGCCACAACCTGAAAAAGTGTATTCGTGTGAACAAAAAGCGGTACAAGTGCATCTGCGATGTCCGTAAGATACCGGCTTAGCAAATTTACATTGAATCTAAATACTTCGCTCAGGATGTAAATGCTAACCTGCACCGGATTGCTGCTTGTATGGTTATGCCGATGAAGAAAACAATATTCGGATGGCAGTATCAAAGTACGATAGAGCAAGCGAAGAATACGCACAGGATTTATTGGAAGCACCTATAACTGCGGTTCTCGGTAGTGTGGTTTTTGTCTCGTGTACAGGAGTTGGATAAAAGTTTCAAAGTTATTTGATAGCGGAAATGATGAGCAAGACCTGACGAAGTACCAAGCCGAAGTCCTATATCAAACTTTATGCGAGACTTTGGATGGATTTATCAAGCCTCATTGGTGGCTGAGTTCGAGAGAATCTCTATGGAAGCGGTTTACGATTTACCTACAATCCAATTCCTTAATGACCTTTCTTACCTCAAAGCGAAAAGCGAATACGACGCAGAGCAGTTAAAAAAGGCTTATGGCAAAAAGTCCGTTAAACAATTACAAGATGAAGTTCATCTTTCCTTGAGACAATAGGAATAGAAAAGAAAATCTGTAACTATGAATCTGTCTCAATAAGGAGTATTCAAAAACTATTGGAAGAAAGCGGAGCGAATTTTGTTCTTAAAGTTCAAGAAAATTTAGGCTCAGTCTTGGATCAATAGATACAGGAGGACTTAGTGGAGGGTTAGAGATAACTCCAGTAGAACAGACCGCAGAAGGTTTTTCTATGAGTATAGGTTATCCGCAAGGCTCAAAGGCTTCTAAGTATTGGCGACTTTGTAAACAAAGGAGGTTAGTGGAACTCGTAAAACAATTAACTCCTCCGTATTCTTTTAAGAATGAAACGAGTAGGAGGACCAATGCGTGATGCAATCTCAGGATGGTTAAAACGAAATGGAGCATCTGGAAGAAACGAATCTCAAAAGAAAGGTTTATCAGCAGTACAACGAAAGAGGAAAAAGCTATCTACAATGATAGAGCCAAAATAAAAGATTAAATCATTGGCTTAGCGCTGTATCGGTATCTATTCAAACGTAGAGGACTTAAAAGACAGGTTACTTTGATAAAGCGATTGAGTTCTCGTTTGGTAAGAAGTTTACAAGAAGCAGCAGCAAAAATATTAGGTAAAGAAATAGTGATAAATATTAGACCAAATGGCAATAAC